TGCACACCCGATACATCTCCTGCATGCAGTAGAAGAGTTCGGGCGTCGTCAGGTGTTCGAGGATGTGCTCGGCGACCACCTCTTCGACGGAATTGTCGTCGAAGGGCCAGCGGTCCTTGCCGATGTCGCACAGCACATCCGGGTTTTCCATAGGCTGCATGTCAACATTGACGTAGCCTTCAAGCGGCTTCCCACCACTACCGAGATTCAACCTCACGCGGCGCCAGCAGCGTTCGCGGCTTGCGGCATCGCCTTCGCCAGCGCGGCCATGCCGGGCGCCGCGTCAGACATCTGCTTCATCTCGGCTGCCTTGTTGCGCTCCTCGCGCTTCGCGGCAACCTCGTCCTCGGTCGCGGTCCACGCTAGGGGCACGCCGTTGATGTCGATGAGTTCCGGCATAGCCCGGTCGAATGCAATGTGATCCATCGGCGCGATATCGCCCGTCATCTTGGCGTACTCGGCCGCGGTGTTGATGACGCGCATGAAGCCGGCAGCGCCCTCCGCCCGACGCATCCGCGCCAAGGGTGAGTCCCATTCGATCGCGTACTCCGCTTCGCCCAGCGCATCGCGCAGAATCGCGGGCATCTCGGGCAGCAAGCCCTGCGAGGAAAGCACGTCCAGTTCGCGGTCAGTCATCGGCCCGAGCAGTTCTTCCTCGCCCCTACCGGCGGTCGGCGCGAGCAGCATGCCTTTCTCTTTCATCCGCTCCATGACCTCGGTTGCCGTCATCTGCGGGTTCTCGACAAGGATCTGGAAGAGTGAGATCAGAAACGCGTCGTTGATGACCTGGCGCTCCATCTCCATCATCTTCTCGCCAACGTCCACGCGCCCCGTCGGCAGCACGCCGACCAAAGGCTTGCCGTCCGCGGTCATGCCGCCCTTGTTCAGGTAGCCGGAACGCAGCACAAAACCGTCGAGGGTGCCGTCGTCATGCGAGAGCAGGACCGGATCGACAGTGCGATGGCCCTGCTTGAGGACGGTCTTTTTCTGTTCGTTGAGGAGCTTGATCGCCGGCAGCACCCACTGAGCGGGGCCGCGGCCGTAGACTTCGCCGACGGCCTGGGTGTAGCGCCACACGCCGTAGGGGAAGGTCGTGTACCCCCCGCGGACAACCATACCGTCGGGCTCGATCGAGAGGTACACCGAGTAGAACGGGCGCCCCTGCGCACCTATCATCCCCGGCACATAGTCCGCATTCGGGCCGCAAACGTGCAGGAACTTGAACTTCTGATTCTGCTGGTTCGGGTTCTTCAGCGCGTCCTTGATCTGTGCAGGCACCAACTCGCCGAACTGCTCGATCGCCTGCAGCGCAGTCAGCGTGAAAGGCCGATACATCGTATCAACCATTCCCGCGTGGTTCTGCACGAAGTACGCTTCGCTCAAATGGATCGCGCGATAGCGCAGTCCACGAGGGCCAGTCTCGGGCGCGTCGATGTAGATCGAGCCGTTGCCGTAGACACCCTCGGACAGGAACACTTGCTGCATGTTCGTGACGAACCCCGAGCCCGGCGCGTAGCGATACCGAAACAAGGCATTCGTCGCGTCCTCGTAATACTCACGCACCCGGCGGTTGCGGCGCAGCATCTTGTCGTGCGTCACGAGCCGTTGCCAGATGCTGTTCTTCGGGGCCATGATCGACTCCAGCACCGCTGAGAAGCGATGCGCCGCAAGAGCTGCGGTGGCGTCGAACTGGAATTCGGTTTTCTTCTGGCCCTGCGTGGTGGGTGAACCTTGACTGTGGAAAACACTGCGATCCTGCGGCATCACGCGCGCAGCCGCTTCCTCCCACTGCGCGTCGAAGGATGCGCGATCTCCTCGCAACCCATCCAAGCGCTGCTTGTGAAACTGAATGAGATCAGCCACTAGCCGAGCAAGTCCTGTGAAGCGAACCGACGCTTGGCGCGCGGCTTACCGCCACCAAGAAGGTCTTGTTCGTTGCCGCTTTTCGCTGCGCCTGCCGCGGCGGCTGCGGAACCTTGTTCTTGCTTACGCGTTGCAACTTGCCGGGTTACCATGCTATCGGCCGCCGCCTGCTCCGCCGAAGCCGCCTGTTGACTGGTCTCCGCCACAATACCGGAAAGCCACCCGGAACCTGACTTTTTCGAAAAAACGGAACTCATCTCAATCCCTTCACCTGTCTTGGCTCTGTCACGCGCAATGCCTTCAGAACTGTCCGCGTTCTCGCCGACGGAAACGGTACAATGCCATCCTCCCGTCTACGCACTAGTAACGACGACACAATCGCCGCCGCACGCGCACCGCGTTCCTTCGAGCGCGCTCGAACCTTTACCGGGCGGCCCATGCGCTTCTCCACTTCCTCGACAACAGACTTTGCCGTTCGGGCGATAACCTCGACCGTGCGCGTAAGGAGTCCTTCGCCGACGTTCATGCCAGCAACTCTTCGCCGGCCAAACTCTTGCGTTTTTGCGCCTTCGCAATCTGCGCGGTGAGCGCTTGTGTGCGTCCTGCAAACTCCGTAGACCGACGCCCACCCGCGGCCATATCCCCCGCTGCCGCGGCTGCCTCCGCTGCCCGTTGCCGTTGAGCCGCCTGTTCAAAAACCGGCGACACAGGCGGGGGTTGCGAAGCGGGCATTTTGGGGGAAGAGAACATGCTGCTCATACTCCTATTCTACCACCCGTACGGATTCTCTTCGGCGCCCTCTACGCGGCGTGCCACCCCCCCGCGCGGCAACTTGTCCGTCCGCGGCGGATTGACGGCGAACGTCACCGCTAGGGCATCCACGTCATCCGGCGAGATCAACCCCCGCGATTTCAAATCCTCCTTGGACTCCATGACCTTGCGGTTGTCCTCGCGCCCGCTCCACGCCCAGCCACGGTTGAGGAGCTGGTGCGAAAGCGTTCCCTTCGAGCCGTCGTCCCGCGGGACCATCCCGCCGGGGAGCCAATCGCGCACCTTGCCCCACAGGTACGCCCCCATCGAACCGAACTCCTTGTCGCTCTTCGGGGGCATGTCGCCAAATTTAACCTCGTGTATCCGAGAACGAATCCAGCTCTTGCGCTTCAACACGTCGATTACTCCAGTGCCCATTCCGAAGTCAATGCACCACGCCTCGGGCCGGTACTTTGTATCCGCTTCGAGAATCCACTCCGCGATCTGCAGGTTGTCGTAACCCTCCAGCACTGTCGCAGTGGCCGGGCCAACGCAGTCGCGCGCATTGCGCCCCTGCCGGAAGCGAACCGCAGTGCGCCCGCGCGGCGCCGGATCTACGCCAGCAATCAACGGCTCGCCAAGATCGGGCATCAGCTTGTTGTCCATCGCCAGCTTCACGTTCTCCGCGGGCACGAACTGCGTCTCGCTCGTCCGTGGAGGCAAGCCCATAACCTCCACGCGCACCTGATCGCTCTCGCGGCCAAAGCGTTCGATCATCGAGCGCACTTGCGCCTGGTCCACACCCTCCATACCCTCGGTGTTCATCGTCCGAAGGCGCCAATCCTTGCCGAACTGCTTATCGTAGAACAGATCGTGGAACGCGCCACGGTTCGTTCTCATCTGGCTCGCCGCCATCCAGATGCGATACGGCGAGGGATCGGTGAAGAAGCCGTACGTGTTTGTCCAGATTGGCAACGGGATGCCGTCGGCTTCGTCGAAGAGCACCAGCATGCCGTACATGTTGTGCGCACCAGCGAACGCGGCCGGGTTTTCTTCGGTCCACATCTGGCCTTTCACGTACCAATATTTAGGATCGATCTGCAAACCGCCCTCTGGCGCCGTGGACTTCACACCATCGGTGAGCCACGTCTCGGGCGTGATACTCAAGCCTTCGATGTTCCACCAGTGAGCGTTGAGCGAACCGCCAAACCAACGGGCAAATTCTGGAAATGTGCGGCTACGGAGCTGCGCTTCACTATTCGCCGCCACGATAGTCGGGGCGCCGAAGTGCGTGGAAGCATGCCAGTGTGCGATCATGCCGAAGAGCGCGCTCTTGCCAGGGCCACGGCCACTAGAGTACGCCGCCGGGAAGAACACCGGGGGCTCCAAGCCGGCCAATCGCATCTCCGCGCAGCGGCACAGGTGATCCTGTAGCGCGCCAAGCTCGTCAACCTGCCAGGGCCTCGGCCCCGGATAGGCCGCGAATGGCGTGCCCTCCTCGCCCCACGGGTACATGAAGCGGGCGAAGTCTAGTGGCCGATCTGTGAAGGTGAGTACCCGCTCTATCAGCGCAGATTCCTGGTCGATCGGGAGTTTCATTTAATTATTTTCCATTTAATTATTTTCAAGCAGCGCCTCCGCACCAACCCGCCCCGGTGCCGGCGGGCGGACTTTGGCCCCTACCCGCCCCCTACCCGGGGGTATGGGACCCTTTTCCCACCGCCTAACTCGTTGATTTCGCGTCACTCTCGCTGCTATGCGTGATAGCAGCGAGCGCAGGCCGCAGTACCTCGGCCTCTATCACCTGGCCTGCAGCTTGAGCT